TAAAAAAATTAAATGATAACTTAGACTCTTATTTGAAAATTAAAAAAATTCATTATATAACAAATGAAGAATTAACCCCTTTTTTAACCCCTAAAATGAGTATTAAACGTATACCGCTAATCCAATATATTGAAAAAAGACATTAAAGACAATAATATACATATTCATATTATAGAGCTTGCATGTATTCCCGATTGTTTCGCTTTGTCAAACAGAAAATTCCGCGTATATCTGATACAGAAATGATTGCTCTTCAAAGCGGAGATACGAGTGTAGATCGTGATATTTTGAAGGGTGTTTTGTCTTTTCCATCTTATTACAAAGGAGAACAAAAATTTGATGATCAAAAATTAAATCATTTATTGCGTTCTTTTGATCATAGCCCAATGTATCCACCCAATGCATCACAAACAAATTGGGTGGATTATTTAGCTAAAAATAAATATTTTAGTTTTTTAATTGATGAAACCTATGGGGGTATCAAGTTATCGGTCAATGAAATGTCCTCTATTTTAACAAAAATCACAAGCGTAGATCCCGGTCTTGGAGTAGTCACCATGGTTCCAAATTCATTGGGTCCAGGAGAACTCATTACTCATTATGGTACAAAGGAACAAAAAGATACATATTTACCACAATTGGCAAATGGAGAGTTGATTCCTTGTTTTGGATTAACTGGTCCAAACAATGGTTCAGACGCAACCGGAAATATAGATAAAGGTGTACTTTTTAAAGATAGTGACGGAAAAATAAAAATGAAAATTTCTTTGAATAAACGGTATATTACACTTGCTCCGGTATCAAATCTCATGGGGATTGCGTTTGATCTGGAAGATCCTGAAAATCTACTTGGACGTTCGGGGATTACACTCGCTTTGGTGAAACGTGCCCATGCCGGGTTAATTCAAGATACTCACCACAATCCTCTTAATGTTGGATTTCCAAATGGTACCATAAAAGGAACTATTGTGGTAGAACTGGATCAAGTCATTGGTGGAGAAACTCAAATAGGCAATGGATGGAAAATGCTCATGGATTGCCTTTCCGCAGGAAGGGGAATTAGCTTGCCCGCAACGGCAAACGCAAGCACTAAAGTGGCTACATTTGGCATTCATCATTATATTCGCGCAAGAAAACAATTTCGATTGAGTTTAAGTGAAATGGAAGCCATACAAGAAAAATTCATAGCTATGATGAAACATACATGGATTATTCAATCTTCCGTAGAAATGACAAATGATATTTTGGACGAAGGAAAATCTCCTGCGGTTATTAGTGCCATCATGAAACAACAAACTACCGAACGTGCCAGACTCGTATTGAACGATGCCATGGATATTCAAGGAGGAAGTGCCATTTGTATTGGTGAAAACAATTTCTTAGAAAAGTTTTATAAAAGTGCTCCTGTTGGTATTACCGTAGAAGGTTCAAATACACTCACTCGCTCTTTGATTATTTTCGCCCAAGGACTCAATAAAAGTCATCCACATATTTTTCCATTGCTAACTTCTATTTTAGACGACAATCTACAAGAGTTTAAGACCCATTTTAATGCGTTGATTTCTCATTCTATTTCTTTGTATATAAAATCGATTCGTTATTTTCCATTTTCTTGTTATCACACATTAGAACATGAACTATTGCGATTTGCAACATTGACCAATTTTGTGGCATTAAAGGGTGGATCCTTAAAACAAGAACAAATGTTATCTGGAAATATGGCAGATATGTTTGGTAATTTGTATATGGCAATATGTGTTCGTTATTATAGCACTAAACATGATATTTGTTCTCCTTGGCCCAATTATGTAGTGGATTCATTGATCCGCGAAAATCGCACATTAATGAATCAAGTCATTGATAATCTTGGAAAGGAAAGATATTTACTTCAACATTTGAAAACCACCCCTAAACAACGCGATTATACCCAAGAAAGATCCATGTTTCATGAAATTATGAATAATACATCTTTGTTAGATGAAATCAAAAAGAATATTCATATTGAGGGGTCCATATTGGAAGAATTAGAAAAAGTGTCCGAAGAAGCAGAAAGAGGAATATTTGATAGCCCCATGAGAAATAAAGTGATTCAAGTTGGAGAATTCCCTAATCCATAAAAAGAAACATAAAGCAACACTATCATTCTTTTTGTTGCGATTTATTCGTTTGGTCTGTTTTACACATTTCCCGAATGTTTTTAAATATTCTTTGATTTGTGGAACTGGTATCTTCCTTTTTGGGAAGGTCTAAAATACCCATGTATTCACGTATGACCTGTATTGGATCATTGTTATGAAGTGTTAGTTTTTCAATAATTGTTTCTTTATTATAATCTGTTTGTTTTTGAATCATCGAGATCAACGAATCTTGGTTACTCATATAAATCTTCTTCTACAAAACTATTTATATTTTTTATAGCTCTAATATAAATAGTTTATACTATGTTATTGACTCGTTTTTGTGCTCCCGCCTTTATATATTTCATCTTTTCCCTTATTCATGTATTGGTTTCCATACATAAAGGCTACACAAGTCAAGCTATATTACAATTCTTAATTGGTTTATTAATGACGTTTTTACTTCAATTACTTTGTTTTAAAGGTATGACCGTTGTATCGTGGATTATTGTATTTATTCCTTTTATAAGTTATACGTATATGATGATTCTATTGTTTAACGCATTTGGTCTTCAACCGAGTGAAACCATGCAACAATATGTTGTTTCCTAACTATTTAATGTACGATAGGTTCCAATCTTACGCGTATTCCATTTTTAGAGATTAAACTAATTCCAGCAATAATATGTGGTTTAAATGTTTCATCTGGATAAAACTGAAATTGAGAGACTAATTTCACCATCATGATGATACCTTCTGTCATGGCTAAATTTGCACCAATACAACTTCTGGTTCCGTATCCAAATGGCAAATATCCTTTTTGGGCGTTGTTGTGTCCTTGAATATCCACAAACCGTTCCGGTATAAACTCATTTTGATTCTTCCAAATGTGTTTACTACGATTCACAATAGATAACGGAATAAGTATGGTACTATGGGCCGGTATAGTTTGGTTTGTATCTTCAATCTTATAGTCTTTAATAGTAGTTCGGTTTACAAAAGGTATAATGGTATACAATCGTAGTACTTCTTGTAATACACATCGACAATAGGATAGTTTTGATATGGCTTCTTCATCTATGTAGGTTGTAGTGGTTAATTGACATTTAATTTCATTTCGTATTTTATCTTGAACTTCTGGATGCTTTGCCAATAAGAAGGCCATGTAGCACCCAAAAAAGGCAGTCGTATCATGCCCTGCTGCCAAAGAAGTACGTATATGATCGTAGACAAATGTAAGATCGTTTTCTTTTGTTTCTACATTTTCTTGTTTTTCTTGTTTTTCTTTATATTGTCGCAAAAGAGCACTCAATAGGTCATCTTTCAACGCCATTTTTTTCTCCATACAATTCATTCGTTGTGTAATAATATCTTTAATGTGTTCATCCACAAAAGACACAATTTGTTTTACTTTATAAATACTAGGAATAAACGAAAACATGGGAATATTGAAGATAATGTGCTTACCTATAATGCTAGAACCTTCTTTTACCCCCTTATTAAGCTTCTTTGCAATGGCCTTATATTTGGGTTGCGAATAATCAATACCCATGGAAAACTTTCCAAATATACGCAAACTCAATATGTGAAAAAAGTCTTGTATATCCATGATTTTACCCAAATGTGGGACAATTTCTTCTTCTATCATCTTATCTGTAGTTTCGCAAATCATTTTATGATATTTTTCAATATGTACTTTTGTAAAAAAACGCCCTAAACAAGCACGATCTTCCTTATGTTTCGCACCGTTTGATGTGACCAAACCTTGTCCAAATACAAGAGAAAATTTTTCCGTATAATCGGGTCCTTTGACAAATGTTTTTGTGTCCACTAATATTTTACGCACCATTACTGGATCACATACAACCACCATGGGTTTCATTCCAACCCAAAACAAAAAAATAGATCCATAGCGATGAATACAAGAATGTAAATATTTAATGATACATAACAAAGAGGGGTCGTATATATTGCCAAACAAAGGTAGGGCAAATGGACCTTTAAATGATCTATATTTCACTTGTTGATATACATAATGTAGACATAAAGATGTACCTACACATAAAATAATGGATGTTATGGTATCGCTCATTATATGATTTGTTTGGGTGTATTTAAACAAGTTTTATATATGTATTTGTCATAAAATACCATAATGAATATAAAGAAAAGTATAAATACTATATATAAGTGAAATTGTAATTTCATGTCTGTTGTTGTGAATTCATCTAAGTATTTATTGAAAAACAATTGGACGTATTATTTACATTTACACGACACTCGGGATTGGAGCATAGATAGTTATAATAACATATTGAGATTTCATTGTGCGGAAGATGCTATTTTATTAAATGATGAAATACATTATGATTTAATAAAAAAATCAATGATGTTTCTCATGAAAGAAGACATTAAGCCCATGTGGGAAGATGAAAACAATAAAAATGGGGGGTGTTTTTCCTTCAAAGTATTAAACAAAGACATCGAGCAAGTGTGGAAAGAAGTGTATTTTAACGTAATTGGTTCTACGATTACCAAAAATAAGAAATATTATAAAAATATTAATGGGATTACATTAAGCCCCAAAAAGAAGTTTTGTATTTTAAAAATATGGATGTGTAATTGCGATTTAAAAGACCCGGACATTTTTATTCCTATTCCGAATTTAACTTGTGAAGGATGTTTATTTAAGAAACATTGTCCGGAATATTAATCATACATTTAACAGGAGATGGTTTTGACTTTTTACTTGATTTAGTTTCAAGTGTATATTCTTGGTTCATATAATCGTTCAAGTGAAGGTATTTTTGAATTACATATTGTTTTTTATGATAATATGTCTTTCTTTTTATAAATTGTCTTTTGAAAATATCATGACTATCGATAATATCAATCACCATGGGTTGTTTGTGTTTGCTTCGCAAAATACGTCCTACCGATTGACATACGTCAGATTTAGGCGTTGCCATACACAATGTGGTCAATGTTTTGATATCTAATCCTTCTGAAGCCATGGCATAGGTTGCAATGATTATTTTTTTGCTTTCGCTTTCTTTTAGGGCATCTTCTTTCATACCTCCCAAATAAAAGCCAATGCTTTTTTCAAATACTTCTATTTGTGTGTATAATTCCTGAATTAAACTTTTGTTGTGTGCCAAAATCATGATTTGTTGGTCTGAGTTTTCTTTTAGTTCAAAATGAATAATATTACTAATCATGGAAGTCCGGTGTGTATTCGTACATAATTTCGTTATCATGCGACTATACATGGGGTTTCCCTTGAAATCGGTTTCTACTTCATTGTATTCATCATTTTCGTGATCTTCAAACAATACTGCTTTCACGAGTACTTGCGTGGTTAAATCCGTTTTTTCTTTATGGACCACGGGACCCACAAAATATTTAAATACTTTTGTTAATCCATCTTTTCGTGTCATGGTTCCACTTAACCCAAGTACATAATTCGTATGAATACGTATCATGACATTAGAAAACACTTCGGCGCTCAAATGATGACATTCGTCGTAAATCGTCAATCCAAATGATTGAATGATGGAATCCTCAAAGTCTTTCGTAGACAAGGTTTGTAACATTCCAATGACAATGTCTTTATCTTCAACATCAATAATTTGTCCCTGAATCAATCCAACTTTCGCAAGGGGTAAAAACTGAGAAATGCGTTCTTTCCATTGGTTTAACAAAAAGGTTTTATGGACTACTACAAGTGTTTTCTTTTTTAGTTTTGACAATATATTAAGACCCATGACCGTTTTACCCTTGCCTGGTTCCACATCTAACAATCCGCCACCACTATGTCCCACATGAGTGATAAATTTATCCACAATATTATTTTGATAAGGAAATAATTCTCCTTTAAAAGACAAATCAATCGAATCTCCTTTAGACAATACGTTTTTTTTACACGGTCCCAGTTGTTCTAGGCCATAATAACGAGGTAAATACATTTTATGAGTGGATTCCCGATAAATAGGATATCGTATTGCACTGACAAAACCATTGATACCATTATTAGGAGATACGGTCATTTCATCTCGAAAACATTGCAACTGAGTTTGCGTATATTGAGATTTTACAATGGTGTATCCTTTTTTTCCAATATAAGGTTCCATTTTTGAAAGGACGTTCTTTCTGTTTTTTCTTTTCAATTTTTTAATTTATTTCTTTATATATATAAATCATGAGAACTGTAAAATCCGTGAAACCGTCCAAATTAATGAAAAAAACCGGGTCCTTTTTAACATTAGACAATTTAGTCGGACTTGTGCTTGCAATGTTAATCTTATTTCAATACAATGTGGAAAATGAGATTAAGGATATTTTGAAAACCCCAGGTGGTATGATTTTATCCTTGGTTTTATTAGTGGTTATTTTCATATTTATGAACCCCATTGTAGGAATTTTATATTTAATCTACTTATATGAATGTGTAAAAGATACTCCTCTTCAACCAGCCATCTATAAGGGTACAAATAAAATGAAACAAACCATTATGAAAGCATTAAATAACAATGGGTTTATGAAAGAAGGTGATAAAGTAGAACATGATGTCATTCGAAAAATGGCTCCCATTGTAAAAAAATCGGAAAACCGAAATGCTACATTTGTTCCTAGTTCCGATGCATCCATTCCTTATTCCAAACTCTAATAATCCCTATTTCTATAAATAATGTATTGTTTTGCAGTACATTATTGATATTCCCTTAAATAATATCCGTGCGACCAATTTTTAAGCAAACTATAATCGAGTGTATAATTCGACGCATTGGCTAATAGTTCTAATTGTTCATGAATACGTTCAATTTGTTTTGAAGAATAGACGTTTTCTGGACTTTCCAAGAGTCCAACGACTTTTAATTTATGTTGAATCTCATTTTCCATCACAAAAATAAAGTAGTTTTGTCTTTTATAACAAAGACAATAAGAATGTGGTTTATTTCTATGTTCCGTACACCATATTACGGATTTCCAACATTCGTTCATACGCAAATCGGATAAAGGCGTAGGTGATGTTTTCCAAATGTCAATCCATGTATCTACATAGGTTTTCAAGTGGGTTTTGTCCATGACAAATAGTTTTTTAGTTCCAAAGAGTAGAGAAGAAGATATTGGACAAAATAAAAATAGATTCCATAGTTTCATATACTATAGATGTTGAATATAATCTTTATGTTTTCATGGGAACTATTCATTATTTGGCGGATACTATTGAAATAATGATTGAGTATATGTATCTAATGAAAAATAACTTAATATGGGTGTTATAAAGATAGAAAATATTGCAATTGTTTGATTCGTGGGTTTTGAATCCGCAGAAATAAACATCATGGACAATATATTTGCAAATAGGATACAAAACACGAAAATACATACAAAGAGTAAAGCACCCGCTGCGAACGACGCCCTCTGAGGGAGGCCGTCTATACGAACATCATTTATACGCTCTTTCGCTTTTTTGTGAATATTAAATATCCTTACAACCATTCCCCCAAAAAATAAAAGACAAGCTACCATTGGAACATAAAGTTGAGAATTAGAGCTGTATATAGTACCCATATTTATATTTCCTTCTAACATATCCTGTGTTAGAAAAAAGGAAGACCATACAATCCCAAATATTGCACAAATATAGGATACATTTTTAAAAAAAGTAGAACTATAATCATTGATAGAATCCTTTATGTTTTCACGTTTATCTTCATTACCAATGGAAAGAATAAAATCAATTGCTTTTGGACCTAATGTATAACTCAAATAACTAATGATAATCGTAATAAATAAAACAACAAACATGGTACTATTATTTCCTAATGTTTCCGGATCAATCAATGGACTTATGGAATATACTTCATTGGGTTTAATGATTTCACTATTTGTACCAACGTCTGTAGGAGAACATTCAATATAAATATCTTCATAAGAACTTGGTAGTATAATATCTGTGGGGGTTGCTTTTGTCACCATATAAATGTCGGACGGAACGATTGTAGTTTGATTCGGGTCTGAATCAAATAAATCCGTAATTGTACCACCTTGCCACCACAATTGTAATTCAATTGAACTTTGCGTGAACACCACAAAAATGTTTTGATTTGCATAATAAAAATAAAAATTAGTTGCAGGAATCAGATTATTAATATTTAAATTCAATGAAATACCAGAATCTGGATATGTATCATTTGCAACAATATCTGATATATTCTCATTAATTTCATTTTTAATGATAGAAACATCATTTGGCGTAGGATCATTAGAAGCTTCATTTAAATCTCCATATACAGGAAATACGAGATATAAACTCATGGTTGAGTTTGTAGTTAAATTGGTTTTAACCACAAATGAAAAATAATCACGATTTGTATACGAAAATTGAGTGTCACCTATTTTATCCATCCCATTTGTAAATATCACACTATCAAATACGTATTGTTTGTTATCAAATGTAACACAAGGGTCTTGTTGTGGTGTTTGTAAGGATAGCTTAGGACCAACCAATCCATTGTCATAATCCGTTATTTTTGATATATAAAAAGATCTTCCACTTAAATCTTCAAACTCATAACTAAAAGTTACATCTACTGTTTGAATACTGGCAAAAGCACTATCATCAATTTGTATTGGTCTACTTGTAACAGTCATATTATATATAATTGATATTTAATTATATATAATATTCTTTATAAATGGAAAATTCTTATTATCATGTGTCGTCCATTGTATCTTCGTCTGTATCTTCTGTTGTATCATCTGTGAAACTTCCTACAGAATGGTGTGTTAAAAAGGTATAATAATTTCGGAAAAATATATTAGCGTCACTACATTGTTTTTGTCCTTTTCGTTGACTTTGTTTTACAATGTAATCCGATAATTTGGTTAAATTGCTTATATCATCCTTTGCAGAAGTCATTAATGTAAAAAATTGCCCGGATGTATCGTAGCCACTTAAATCATAATTATCCACATATTCATTAAACAAATCACCACTCATATCTAATAACTTTTCACACTTTGAAGTATCGCCCATGTTGTAACTGGTATCACAAACTGGTATCAATGGTGTAAATCCCTCTGTTTGAAACGACTTTCGCATATGTGTTAATAATGTAATCACTACTAATGGAATTCCTAAAACAAGAATCATATTTTTACATTGTGTATAAATCACAACCGTGATAACCATAAATAACAACATGGATTCATTATCTTCGTTTTTCCATAATTTAAAAAAATGTATTAACACCAGAAAAAATAAAAAAAACAAGATCAAAGAAGAATTAAATACTTTATTAATATAATTCTTTTTATTTCTTTTATTGGTTTTTGTTGTCTTCTTAGTTTTAGCAACCATATATATATTAATAAAGATTAATTTTTCAAGGCAACATCTTTTGTCAAATAAGATTGAATCATTTTAATATTTTCCAGTAATACTTTGTCATCTGGAGTTTCTTTTAATTTTTCTTGATAATCTTCATATAATTCTAAAAGAATCGTTTCTTGTTTGTACGTTAATTTTACTTGTTTTTGGATTTCGTATAATGTATTCAATATATCTTCATCTTTGTTATGCGATAACATGTATATTTATATACTTTTTCTATATAAAGTATCTAAGTTATTTTTTTTAACCATATAAAAAATATTGAGGTATATTATTTAGAAACCTCCTTTTCTGAAACATGTCCCGAACCATTATTGAACCGCTCCTTACCGAAGATGATAACAGATATGTCATGTTTCCAATCAAAGACAATGATATATGGCAGATGTATAAAAAACAAATGGATTGTTTTTGGCGTGCAGAAGAAATTGATTTATCCAAAGATTTAACTCATTGGGAAACATTGAATGAACGAGAACAGTTCTTTATTAAAATGATATTGGCCTTTTTTGCGGCATCTGATGGAATTGTATTGGAGAATTTGGGATTGCGGTTTTTAGGAGACGTTCAGTTGGCTGAAGCTCGTGCCTTTTATGGGTTTCAAATTGCCATGGAAAACATTCATTCGGAAACCTATTCTTTATTGATAGATACTTATATTAAAGACAAAGATGATAAATTTAAACTCTTTAATGCCATGGCCAACTTTGATTGTATTGAGAAAAAAGCAAAATGGTCGCAAAAATGGATCAATGATAAACGATCTGGTTTCGCGACTCGTTTGATTGCGTTTGCTTGCGTGGAAGGAATCTTTTTTAGCGGAAGTTTTTGTTCCATTTTTTGGTTGAAAAAACGCGGACTCATGCCGGGTCTTACATTCAGCAATGAATTGATTTCAAGGGACGAGGCTCTTCATACGGAATTTGCCATATTGCTTTATAACAAATTGGAAAAAAAACTATTGAAAAAAAAAATAGAAGATATTGTGAAAGAAGCGGTTGAAATTGAAAAAGAATTTATTTGCGAAGCATTGCCGTGTAAGTTAATCGGTATGAATGCCAATTTAATGGGAAAATACATTGAATATGTTGGAGACCGACTTGCCATGCAATTGGGAATTGAAAAAATATATAATTCTCCAAATCCATTTGATTTCATGGAAATGATTTCGTTGGAACGAAAAACAAATTTCTTTGAATCTCGTGTGAGTGATTATGCGCTTGCGGATAAATCGTGTAAAGAAGATGCATTTAGTTCTTCGGAGATTGAATTTTAAGATAAAACACAATAGATAAAATGGCATTTTGTAATTCAAATAAACTATTTATGATTGGACGATTCATGTAATGAGGATGTAAACCAAACAAAAAAGATGATAATGCAAGTGAACCAAACACAATCTGATTTGTGGTCTTTTCTCCAAGAATCAATGGTAATGTTTGAACGCCATTCAAGGCATCTTCTTCCATATCCTTCACGTCCGCTATATTGGTAGTCGCAAATAATAGCAAAAAACAAGGTACATAATCATAAACATCTTTTAATATATCATAATTATGTTCATACAAAACACAAGGCATGATGATTGTCGCAAACGTCCACATGAAAGAGACGTAAAACGGTTTTAAAAAAGATGTATATGTTTTTAATGCCTTATAATATTCGGTACTATACAATAATGCTAATATAGGCAATCCTTGTTCTACATTATCATAACATAATAGAAAAGCAATCGCATAAAAACATACACAATAACTAAACCTATAAATAGACGGATATTTCAATAGAGATTTATATAGAGATTCTTTTTCAGGCGAAATAAGAAGTGTCGTTGATGTGGTTTGATGGAACGAAGTATTCTCAATACTATCTCTGTATTCTAACGCATCTTTATAGCGATCTTTTCCATAACTGTAATACCCAATTAAAAACTGAAGTATTATCATTTTAGTGGTGGTAATGTCATAATCATAATGCAAGGTGGTGAATAAATTTGTAATCAAGTTTAATGGATATCCTAAATCAAGTCCCACCAATGGAAAGGAGTCTAATTCCATACGTAATGAACTGGATAACCCGGAATTACGAAAACGATGGATTGGTAATCTTGGTAAAAATGATTTATAGATAAACATGGTCTATAAATCATCTATATATTAATAAATTACAAACTATCTTTATAAAATGTATCAATCTTTGGTATAATCATCTCATAGTAAGCATCATGTTCTTGTTGTGATTTGGAAGACATGGTCATCTTATTTAAGGCGTTTGCCCATGGACGATCCAATATATCAAAATGACTAAATCCATCTATTTCTATAGTAGTGATGCTTGTATTTTCTTTTTGCGTTAGTTCCAGTTGTAACCAATGAATCGGAGGTATTACGGGAAAAAAACGCCATTGAGACGAACGTTTGTGGTTCAACAACAATAATTTGTCTTTGGTGTTTTCTTCTTTTTCTTCTTGCTTACGAACCATGAATTGAAATAACTCATCCATGTAATCTTTTTCAAACATTTCTCGCAATGAATCATCAATTTCGTCAAAATCAAGTACAAATTTACGAGGCATAGAGAAGGTATGGTTCCAAGTATTCATGGATGGAATCGAATACGATGGTGGTGTATATTTTTTAAAATCCAAAGGATCAATGAGAACCGCTTTTTTAGTGATATTTTCCGGTAAAGAATCATAGGCTTCTAATAACTGATTTGCACCCGATGAATGTGAGAGTAAAAGAATTTCTTCATTTGATTCGCGTAATGTTTCCAAATCTTCTGGCTTCACTTCATATTTTACATCATAATTCATTTTCAGTTTATCTAAAAAAGAATGATATAATTCTTGTGGAATACTATTTTTCAAAGATGCTGGAAAAAAATAAATATTTTGTTTAGGAACAACAGGGTGAGGAACAAGATTGTAACCTTGTGATACAAAAGCGACACTATAAAGACATAACGTTTTCAAATAGTACATATATATTATGTCAATTATTAAATGTTTAAATTTTATTTACTTAATGATTGAACTTTTCAAAAAAAATAAAGTATCAAAGTATATGAACCTTCGATCTTTCGTTTACAGTACCTTTCTGTTATTGTCGTTATTTCAAGTTCAGTCCTTTACGTCTAACTCGCCACAAATAACATCATCTTTTTTTCCTTTTTTGAATATTCGTGAAGATACAATCATAGATGTAAAACAAGAACTTGGGAAAGAAGCGGTGCTACAATTGTCGTCTTTATTGCCTAAATTAGATACAGTAGGCCACGATATATTACGCGCAAATCATGATTTTATACAAGATGTATTACACAATGAATTGTTAAATCACGAAGCCAAAAAAACGGCTATTTTATGGTCCATTAAATTAGCACAATACGGAGATGATTTTGGATCTAAAGTGTTACAAGAATATTATGACATTGTTAATGCTTGTTTATAAATTGAACTTAAATACTTGATTCAATTTATATCTACAACTATGAGACTAAATCTTTTAAAATTTGTGTATCGTGGAATTTTAACAGGAATGCCCTTAGTCGCCTATAATCCAATTACCAAAACAACGTTACATGTTCCATTTACCATAAAACCCCAAAGTACCTATGTGAATTATAAATTAGACCAAAGTCAAGTGAATGAATTAAATGATTATATCCATGGTTATGACCCAACCATGGATATTGTGAATGTAAAATTGTTGTCAAATGAAATGGATCGTGCTCCCTATTTAAGCGTAAATATTTATAATTGTTCCAGTCCTATTTTTTTCAATGAAAATAATGACATTACACGATTGGAAGTAAATACCTACGTTCAAAAATGGAACGAAACATCTAAAACGTATGATTACGGTACTTTAATCTTAGATTACACATCCAATGAACTTTCCATGGATCCTATTCATTTATTTAAATCGAAAGAGGATATACGATTTAAAAGTGAATATAGTGATAACATTCATTATAATACAAGTATTCATTGTATGTCGGCAAAAGATGAATTAGATTTACACATTGATTTCATGCCGTGGTTTCATAATGAAGTCATGAATAAAAATATTTCCATTCATGAAGACTTGGTTCAATACAGCGATGCGATTTATTATAAAAATGGGATTTATGACAAATTGTATTATGATTCATCCTTAACCAATGCTCCCATTGAAGTTCCGAGTATGATTATGCGATCGGATTTTTATTACAAGGGGATGATTTTTGATGAACCAGATCATGTATTCTTTTTCACTCGTCCCATATTTTTTGTGGGAGGAATGTGGGACAATGTGTTTTCTCTTCTTCCATGAAATGTAGAATCGTTTCGCTCAACTGATCATGATAACCATACAATTGATCGTTTGAACGGTTTTTATTGCCTACGGTAATTCGGGTAAAATGCATGATATTGCTATACAAGGGATTTAATATATCCGAATGTCCGTAATTTGTGGCAGTAACATCAATTATACGAGACAAGGCTTTTCCTTTGATTTGTTCTTTTGTCAGTCGTAAAAATGGAATAAACGGCAATCCATAAGGGTCTTCATTGACCTTGTAGGACTTTTCTGCTTGTATAAACAAGAGGGTTTTTAAATAAGGGGCTTCAAATGTATTGGGACCCCAAAATTTTGTATTGACAGGATCTAACAGTACCACATTTTCAACATGACTTTGATTTACTAACTGATTCATTAATGTAGTACACCCCGACGAGTGACCGATCAATATGAGCTTTTTGTAACGATGATTCAGTATTCGAATCAAACAAGTCAAATGGTTATAGCCAAAACTAGGAACATAAACCGCCATATTTTTACGATTTAAACTTTCAAAAAAATCCCCATAAATAGATGGAGATATGGCATTGCTTCCACCCGTGAAAAATAACACACAATTCGTTTCATGATCTGGTCGATTGTTGGTTTCTAATATGCGGAGTTTTCGGTATTTTTGATTTGTCATTAAAAAAGAAGTACTTGAAAGACAAAAAGACAAAATACCTAAAAACCGGAATCTCATGAATATATATGTAAATTATTTTTTAAAACCTTGAAAAATAATTTCTTGAAATAGGTATTTTACTTGTTTTGGATCTATTATAAATCATTCATCAGTTGATCCACTGTTTCAAGACCGCCTTCTATCCAAGCTTGATTTTGAGAAAAGGCTTCTCCTACAACATACATATTTTTCCGAGGATGTTTGATTTGATTGTATATTTTTTTGGAATCGCAATTTGATTTCCAAATATGAATCCCAGTATTCCATATATGACACTTAAAATAAATTGGGTTTGGTATATCTAAGGTTGGAAATAATTCTTTCAAATAGATTTGGACCATGGTTTGAATTTGACTTTCTTTTTTCAATATCCTTTCTTTTTTATTTTCCCAAAAGGGGTCTATATCGTCTCCGTCGCAATACGTTAATGTTATTAATCCTTTTTTAACATCGATAGGTATGATTTTTCGAAGAGGATGATTTGTTGTGATTTTTGGCATGTTTTCAAACCACACCATATTATTGATTTTTGGATACATTGCAACCACACGAAGTAGTGGTGTATTATAAATATGTTTTAATAATGGAAAAATGGGTTTTAAGATAGAAAATGTTTTCAGATCATTGGCTTTACAAGCAATGATGACTTTTGTTCCTTCAAATGTCTTGGTTGATTTATTTGTTTTTCCATAGACTTTATAGTTTTTCCCACAAGGTTCAATACGATCTATAAAAGTATGTAAACACATTTTTATATTTTTCTTATCTTGATATAGTTTGGCGATTTTATTACATAAATCACTAAATCCATTTTTCAATCCATAAAAGTGATTTGAATAAGATCGTTTATCTATAGTCAACAGTAGATCATATGCATTTTTTTTTCTAAACATCGAGTCATATCCATATAGTTCTATCAATACTTTACTGATTGACTCATCTTGAAATATATAATCTATCCATTCTTTTAAGGTATATTGTTGTATTTCTTTTTTTGTATATTGTTTTGATTTTTTTATTATCATTTTTATAATAGTACCAATCATTTCAATTACATTATCGTATTGAGTGACTTCCTTTGTTTTGCGATCATAATCTAAAAATAATAGATCATTGGATAATGGATACATAGGACAATTCATTTCTTTCAATAAGGATTTTAACAGTATATGATTGTCGTTGAATCGCAGTGCACCGATTTCATAGTGCGGTGAATTGTGTGTTTTCAATCGTCCACCCCAATAATCATCTGATTCAACTATTAATATGGAAGAATCTTTATTTTTCTTATATAAATGATGCAAACAATATAATCCACTAATTCCTCCGCCTATGATAATATAATCAAAGGTCATTCTATTCTTTCTAATTATATTAAGATTTTATAATATATTAAATCATTCTGTTTTTATTTAAAGAATAGGTGCTCATTTTCCATAATTGAACGCATAATATGCAAAACAATGTTCTAATGATAAAAACCGTACAAATTGCTCCGTTTCGAACCCTCATGGTGGCTCTAAAAGATATTTTATTAGAAACTAATATTTGCTTTGAAAAAGATGGTATTCGTATTATTAACATGGACAAGTCGCAAACCATTTTGGTAAATATGCATTTACAAGCAGATAATTTTGAGTATTATGAATGTAATAAAGACAAAATCATTGTGGGTGTCAATATGCTGCATTTTTTTAAGTTGATCAATTCCATTGATAATGATGAAACCTTGAGTATTTATATTGAAGACAAAGATTATAATCAAGGAGTGGTAGAATATTTAAATCTCAAGTTTGAAAACAAAAACATCAAACAATGTAAAATTCAAAAACTAAAACTCATTGAGCCAGAACAAGAAGAACTCAGTGTTCCAGATGTACCTTTTTCCTCTATTATCCATATGCCTTCGGGAGATTTTCAAAAAATCGTGCGTGATTTAAATAACATTTCGGACAAACTCGAAATTAAATCGGTACACAATCAATTGATTTTCAAATGTGATGGAGCATTTGCAAATGCTGAAATTGTACGTTCTGAAAGTGATGGTATGGCGTTTACCCAAACGGATCATTCCATTATTCAAGGAGAGTTTTCCTTAAAAAATCTGAATTATTTTATCAAATGTACGAATTTATGCAATCATATTGAAATGTATTTGGCAAATGATTTGCCGTTGATTGTGAAATACAACGTTGCTTCCTTGGGTACCATCAAATTGGGATTGGCTCCCATTCCGTCTGTTTGAGGATACACCATAAACATTTTTATTATATCATACATTTTAAGTTTTAGTAAATAAAATTGAAAAGTTGACATCCTTTTATTTTCTTTCAAAAGATGTCAACCATAAAAAACGAATTGGAAACAAAAGGCTATTGTGTTGTTCCCGGTGTATTGTCACAAACCGACGTGGATTTGTGTATTGAATCGTTTCAAGATTGGCAACGTTCCATTGAGAATCATGATGTAATATACCCAAAAATCATTTCCCACGGTATTTATAAATTTCATAATGCAGGACATACGTGGCATAGTTGGTATATTCGTACGCGGCCAATGGTACAAGATGTATTTAAAACCATTTGGAACACGGATTCATTGATCACTTCTTTTGATGGATGTTGTTATATTCCCAAACATTGTACCAAAAAAGACAAAATATGGGCGCATAGCGATCAAGCCCCAAATTCAAAGGGATTTCAGTGTTATCAATCCTTTGTATCTTTAACGGAAAACAAAGAACGTACCTTTGTCGTCTATGAAGGATCGCATAAAGATCATGAAACCTATTTCAAAGAACGTAATATAGAAAGTACCAAAAATTGGCAATTGATTGATCATGATTATATACGATCCATAGAACACAAAAAAAGAATTCTACACGTGCCTATCGGCGCCATGGTGTTGTGGGATAGTCGCACCTTTCACCAAAATCAATATGGTGCGCCCAATTCCGAAACACGCATGGTCCAATATATTTGCTTTTTCCCAAAAAATCACCCGCAAAATACAGATGCCACGCAAAACAAACGCAAACAATACTACGACCAACGTCGAACTACCACACATTGGCCGTGTCCTATTCGTGTAAATAGCTTACAACCTCAAACCTACGGAAACAATGAATTATACATTCACTATGATACATTACCACCTAGTGATTTAAGTGAATTCGAAGATGCTATTTTAAAACTTATTTAAAGATGTATTTCTTTCAAAGATACATCTTTAAATGGGATAACTCTTAGTATCGTATAATATATTTTCTTTCTATATACTAATGAAGGCTTCTTATACTATACAGCTCTTATTAAGTTTTGTTAGTTTTGGTATCTTAATAAGCGTATATCAATATCTAGGAGATCTTAAAAATTGTGCATGTTTTTTAGAAAACCAACATCCCAAATACAAAATAAACATTGAATTATTACAAATGTACGAAATTCTTGAAATCATTGCTTTATTTATTTTTATTGGATTCATTACCATGTATAAATCCAAACTATTCAAAGGAGGAGGGAAACAAGGCATGAAATTCTTTGTCTTATTGTCTTCCTTATTGTTTCTATTTATTTCAGGATATGTATCTTATTATTCCATATTGCTCTTTCTCACATCAAAAAAAGACTGTATGTGTCTAGACAAATGGCAAAAATACATTGTATACATTCAAGGACTCTTCAATAGTGTATACTTTTTACGAATTCTGTTTTCTCTGATTATCGTCTTTCTTTTCATTTCATTCAATCATTAATTTATCCTTATTCATTTTCCTTCTGTACTATAGGTTTTTGTTTTGATTGGTGACGTAATTGATCGATATACATGGAAAAATACTTCTTGCTAATTTTCAAACCTTTTTGATACATACTGTATTTTTTATACAACGTATGTACGTTGTCTTTGATTTGTACGTGGGACTTTTCTATAAATTCATTGATTTCTTTTTTCTTATCCCATAAATTACATTTTAAACAATGAATACTTTTACCATTCATAATATCATAGGAACTATAATACAACTGAACGATCAGTACAATGGCTGTTTCGCTTAAATTTGTCTTTTTTTGCTTATGTTGTTTATGAAATAAATGCAATATTTCACTGATTTCAAAATAATATTCTTCTTCGCAATATTGAAAATGTTGATCCCAATAATCACGAAACAATTGAATCGTGGGTATTTCCATGCTATAATACCCTTGGA